AAAGTCATTGATCTCAACCTTTAATCCATCATATTTTGCTTGTCCTGATGTTGTTTTTAGTGTTTTTTGCTTGGCAACAATACGCTCAATGCAAAACTTTTGAAATCCTGACATTGACTTCGCGGTTACTGGCGTAGTTTCACGAATGAGTTTATTAATAAAAATTTTCAGCAGATAGGCAATCCCAAAATCACCATCAGTGCTTGCTAACATGTCAAGGAACCGTGTTAAGGTTCGACTATTCGTTTTTATGCGAGCTAATATAGTTTTAACTATTTTCTGTTCGCTGCTAGTTAACGTTAAGGTACCTGATACATCTTGATATCGTGCATCTTGGATCCAGGCAGTGGATGACTGATATTGTGATACGTCAGCGCCAAATGAAGCTGATAATTCATTTACAGGACCTGACCCGACATATGTAGTATGAAATACAATGCCTATATTTGCACGTTGAATTGTTTCATACAGGGGATCAGTATTAGGCACTGCATAGACAATTGTATTCGGTTTAAATGTAACACAGTTTTCGCCGTCAAGCATTTGATATTTTTTTATTTCAGGTGTAAACATAATATCACCCTGTAATACTTCACGAATACCTAAATCCTTTAATTCACGATACGCTGTTTTTAATGTAGTGATTAATGATCCTTTTCCTGCGTAATACAAATCAATTAATTCTTCGGTATATCCTAGTCGCATATCTTTTGCAAACGCAGCATGCTTTGTTGCGACGAAAAATAATCCTGTTTCAGGATCTCGTCCAGCAACAATAGCAGGAGCTCCATCCCACTTCACAGTAACATTAACCGGTGAAGTTGCATCTCCTTTCAACATATCATACATCGCTTCAACAAAGGCAATAGATTGAGCTGCCCCTTTTGAACCTAAGTTTACAATATCATCTTCTAAGTGTTCAAGATGCAGATTTTTTGTCGAAATAGCCATAACCGTTGTTTAAGGGTCAATACATATTTATACCAAAAAAGAAAGGGAGTTAATCTCCCTTTCTTTCTGACCCACCGGCAAAATCTCTTAAGTTTTTCCATTTTAGCTCGCGAATATATTCGGCGCGCTTTAGTTCCCAGATCCTATATGTTTGTGGATTGTTCGCCGTTTTCCTGCACATCAAATCAAATGCTTCTAGGCGTTTCGCGTCTGCTACCATTTCTTCTTCGAATAGGTCATGATGCATAGTAGATGATGGTTCGGGTAGTGTTTTTAATTCAACGGCTTCTGGATCTTCATTAAATAGATGCTTTTCAATTTGTCCAAAAAAATAAGCTGGCGAGATGATCATTAGTACAATGATAGTCAACGTACAGATGTCAATCAGTTGTTTGATCATCTCGCCAGTCATCATTTTTTATTAGGCGCTGAAGATGCGGCTACCGGCAACCTGATAGGCAGCGGCAACGATAGCGCGGGACGGACGACCCAAACGATAGGTCGTGGTTTCGGTGCTGCGGTTGGTGTAGACGCAGAACCCTTCATTACGAAGGTCGTTTACACGAGCGCGGAGGTTGCGGATGCCGAAACGGTTCCGAGCCTGTGCAGACGTAATGCTGCGACCAGTTGAGAGGAAACGAACAAGACGCTCATTCTGTGACATAATAAAATCTCCTTAATCGCCCATTAAGTGATACGGGGATATTGTGGGCGTGAACAATATCCCTAAAGAAAATTACTTTGTATTAGTAGGAATCAGGCGCGCTACAGCACTCTGGATAGCATCACGAACCACGGGATTACCCAGTTCCTTATCATTACGTGCCTGAAGATAACTAATGGCTTGTGCCTTAGTCATTGGGGTAGGGAGTGGGATGAACCACTGCTCGGTCATACCCATCTTGGTAAGCTCCTTCGTGCGAAGCTTATAGTTGGCTTCACTGGTGATGAAACGAATCTTGCTCGTCAACTTACCCTTTGAGCTGATACCGCCAATAGTATAACCGATGTGTGTAACATTATCACTGTTTCGCATAAAGAACCTCCTCAGATGTTGGTAACTAACCTACTCATGTAATATACACACTGCTAACTTAATTGTCAACCGCCTTGGTTGTATCTATTTGCTCAGATTCTGTGAACATCTGAAAAATAGACATGTCAATAAAGCCCTCACCGAACGTGGCAATAAGGTCGAGGAACTCTTGGTCATCAATATCAATGTCTGTCATCATACCGTCGAGTTTCTCAAGATTATGTTCCATGTTCAGTTCAGTTAGTGTTTATTAAATATAATACATTAGGATCTACTTGTCAACCGGGGATTAGTATTTTTTTGGTACATGAGCGACGGGAATCCACTTCCAACACTTTCTTAATAGTGATGTTCGCAGTCGATTCCATTCTGTACCTTTAAATCCCTCTTTATACTTTTTATAACTATATAAATTAGTGAATTTATCTATCTGGTTAATTACTGCGTGGGGCTTTCTGTTGGGATAGAAATAGTTAATTTCCATCGCAATATCATGAGCGTACGCTTCAATTTCAAACCATTCACTTAAATATTCTATTTCATTCACTTGCTGTTTAGATAAGGTATGTGAATGATATACCTTTATTTTTCTTTCTGCTTGTTCTGGACGAAAAGAAAACTGACTAAGATGTATAAACTCATGTTGTACAACTTGAGAAAGATGAAATCGCAGACGATTGTATGCAGATTTCGTTATTGTAATACTATTACGATTTTTTGGAACATGTAACGTAATGCCAATTTTATTTCGCTTTTTTTGAACATCAAAATAACCTGAAAAATCAAAAATGTCTCGGGCAGTATTTAAGTTAGAAAATCGTACTACCCGAACACATGCTCCTAGTGGTCTAACAATGGTATTTAGTGCTTTACTTACATCTACATAGGATAACTTTTTCCCAATAAAATCATCAGGGGAAAAATGGACGTCCATCTGCTTGTGTAACTTACTCGCAATATACACAAAGACCTCATTGATGAAGTTTAGTATATTTATGATTTTAGGTTTTAAACTTTAATAGAATCAAAACTACGGTTAAATTTGTTAGAGGTGACGAAATTAGGTGCTTGCTCTTTTTGCGGTTCTTTGAGGAGATTCTTCTGAGCAGACATATCTAGATCATATAACCGCATTTTTGCACGATCAACTCCTACGACGAATCGCTTATGTAAGCTAGGATCTGCATAGCGGTTTTTCAATTGCTTTACTAATAACTGTCCGAGTTTCTCTAATTCTTCTGTAGAAATAAGAGCAAACATAAGATCAGCAGTTGCTGGCAATCCAAACGACTCAGAAGTATCTGTAAGTTCCACATCACTATTTGCATAACCACTCCGGGTTGTTTGTGTAGCTGATACAATCGGGACATCATATTCAACGGCTAATCCACGCAGTTCTTCTGCGATACCCTTAATATAGGTATAACTATTTACGCTACCTGATAGCTTGTACCGACTACTAGCACAAATGTTTAGATAATCAATAAAAATAATATCAGGTTTAAAGGTTTTCTTCAAATATAATTCATTCAACAATGCGCGAAAATGTCCCGCATGTGCTGATGCAGTAGGATATTCCTTAATAATGAGCTTGCCTTCAGTTTTGTTTTTGATCTTTGAAATACGGTCATCAAACATTTGCTTCGGCAAATTTTTCAAATCATCAATAGCAACATTCATCATATTCGCATCAATACGTTCCGCAATGCGTTCTTCTGCCATTTCCATAGTAATGTACAGCACATTTTTTCCTTGACTCAACGCACCTGCTGCCATATGACACATGAATAGTGACTTACCGACACCTGTTCCTGCCAAGGCAATATTCAAGGTCTTTTTCGGAATCCCGCCTTTAGTAATTTTATTGAACATCTCTAAATCGAAAGGAATTTTTTCTTCCTCTCTATGATAAAATTCAAACCGATCATCTGAATTATTCAGATAATCATGTCCCACGGATGAATCAAAACAAACACTCAACGCTTCCTGTAAAATTTGCGGGATCCCATCTGGTTGATGTACTTTGTCCTTTCCGTCAATGATTTGAATAGATTGTACAATCGCATTGTATACCGCACGTTCTTTACAAAACTTTTCAGTTGCATCAACTAGCCACGTAGTGTTAGGATCTTTTTCAGTTGTTAATTCATTGATAACACCTTGAATCTTTTCAAACTCATCTTCGGTTACCGTTTTATCTTTTTGAATCGTGATGATTAATGCTTCCCTTGTAGGCGAAGCATTATAGTCATCAACAAACTTATTGATTTCATTAAAAATCTTTCGATCTGCCCAATCTTGAAAATATTCACTTTTAATGAATGGAACAACTTTACGTAAATATTCTTCGTTACATAATAGGTTACTCAGAATCGTGGTTTCTATTTTCATCACTATTTAGTTCCCGGTTATAGGCATCCATAAGAATTTGCTGTAGAATATTACCTACTGTCACATCAATCTTTGATTTAACCTCATCATTAATTGTAATATGTTCAGGAACAAAATGCAAGTCATATTCAAATGTTAAATGTGCTTCACCGCTTTCTTCACTTTCATCAATGTTTTGTATCTTGCCAAAAACGAACAAGACATCCTTTAATTCACCTTCGGTGATTTCA